TTATATTTTTAAAATTGCCATTTTTAAGCCATTCTCACTCGTATGATTTTCTATTTCAGTAAATCCAAAATCTTTATAGTACCTTTTTAATTTTTCAGTATCTTCATACTCTACCCAAATATATGAACCACCAAAAATTTTAGCGCCACTTTCAATCATTTCATAGGCTAATGTAAGTAAATCCTTACCATTTATTGCTTTAGTAGCTAACGCTTCCTTAGAATAATTCTTTCCTATTTGAGCAACCAAATAACCTTGAATAATTAGGTTGTCGTTACTGCTATGAGTCTCACCTTTTTGATATAATTTCTTTTTTAATGTTTTGCTACATTTATCTAGCATTCGTTTTGTGAATATTAGAGGTTTATTACTAATAGTGAAATAACCAACTAAAATGGTTTGCCCCTTATAACTAGAAAAAACTAAATGAGTTCTAGACAAACCCTGTTTATCAAATATAACAGATTTATTTTTCAAAAAATTATCAACGTCGTGCGCTGATTGACTACCTGTTATAGATATCGTTTCAAATGTGTTCAACATATTCTTAATTGCAGGTATTTTGGCATTAACCTCTTGTTTGGTACCTGTTAACAACTCAGAAAGAGATAATACTTTTAAGGTCAATTATCCTGATAGCCCTTCAAAATGTCGTTTATTTCGTCTTCTGTTTTAATTTTCGTTGCGTTCACATTTGTTTTATTAATTCTTTTACTTTCGTTAACATCCATTGCATTTAAAAGCTTTTGAGCTGATTTTTGTGTAAATTTATAATCTGTAGTAATACTTATTGTAGCCATACTACCCACATCTTTCTTTTGATATAATTGTATTTCTTCATAGTTATGATAATACTTTATATTGTCTGTATGCAATAGAAATGTGTGATTTTTTCGCATTTTGTTAAATTCATCTAGTTTTAGTTAAGTTTCTTTAATTTTAATTATAGAAAAACCACCCAGTGACATGTGTGGGTGGTCAAGACTTCATGGATTTCGAATGTTTAACATGTAAGTTTATTTTAACATAAAAAAATAGGGCAGTCGATAAGACTACCCTTTCATAATGACGTTGTAAACATATTATAACATATTAACTTATAGTTCCCCACAAAATACCCTTGCTGTCTGTAGATTTATCCCATGTTCTTACAGGTAGCCATACATCTTTACCATTGTTTGCTGTATATGACACCCAAATGTAACCGTCTTGTTTACATACAGTGTCATAGATAATGCTTTGACCAGCTTGTAAAACACCAGCTTGAGGACATGAAGTAAATGGCCCTATATATCTCGTTCTAATCGCAGTATTAGGTGTAAATGTTGCATTTTCTGCTTTGTAATAAGTACCGTATTGATTTACTTTCCAGCCGTTCGAGTTTGCGCGTGTGGCGGGTGTAGAAGCGCTGCCAGGTTTGTTCACTATTGTTGTAGATGTAGGTTGTTTACCGGCCATATAAGCACGAATTTGTTTGATGAAGTAATCTTTTAACTTCAATCTAGCTTGTTCAGTGATAGAGTTGTGTATTGGGTCTAATCCAGCGTGCAGTTTCATTGATCTGTGCGGGCATGATGTTTGGCTAAATTCATTGTGTAGGCGCACAGTATTTCTGTTAGCGGGTAAACCCCATTTTTTTAGCTTCTGCGCTGCAAATTGAAATACTGCTTGCTCGTTGGCTAAGAATTCTTTATCACTAGCGCTTAATGATTGGTTCACTTCTATACCATAGAAATCATGGTTACCGCTTCCAGGGTTAATACCGTCCGCACAATGCCAAGCAATACAACTTTCGTCAATAGCTTCCCAGATGCCGTTTCTGTCAGCGTATGCGTGAGCAATACCACGCGCTAATCTGTCGTAGTTAGCATTCACTAAACTATTGTAATAATTTTGAGAATTTGCTGAACCGGCGTCATTGTGTATGACAACACCATGAGGATTATAGCCGCGTTTGTCCATTGTCCAACCAGTGATGCGTTTTGTATTTACTTCTATTTTTTTAGTTTTCGTTTTATTTGTTTGAGTAGGAGCTTTTTTTGTTTCTGTTTTTAGCACTTTAAACTCTTTTGCTACTGGAGGTACGATAAAGTGCGTTAAGCCATAGTAGTTATCCCAACGTAATGTAGGCTTTTTATTAGCATAGCCGTTCCAATTTTGTTCTAAAATTTGGAACGAGTTAGTATTTCCACCGTTATAAACAATGCCTATGTGCCCGTATTGTGCGTATGTGCCGCTTGTAAATACGGCAATCCAGCCTTTTTGCGGCACTGTTTCTGGCATATTTTCAATAACTTTCCAACCGGTAGGGAATTTATTGTTAGGGAAGTCTTTAGCGTTGCCCCACGCCTTATATTGGTTATCAGTTAACCAAAGAATATAATCTGTAGGTAAGTCGGCACATTGTGCATGATAAAAGTGGTCTACATCAACGCAACCGGGTTCCATTGTGCTAAAAGCGGGGTCGTAACTCGTCCATGTTTTCACTCTATAAGGGCTGTCTACTGTGCCGTTTTTATAAGTGTCTAAACGTGCATTAATTTGTGATTGTGTTTTCATTGTTATTCCTCCACTAACGCTTTTTCGTCTGAATTGTCGCGTTCTTCTTCTGGTACATCTGTGTAGTGACCGCCACTTTTTGCGTCATCGACTGCGACTTCATCGTCATCATCTGAAAATGGTTCTGTTGTGTCGTATGTTTTTGGAGTTAATGCGCTAGGTACAGTTGTTTCAGATTTAAATTGAACCGGATGTGTATCCTCGTTTCTAGGTTTATTCAATTGCATGTCTAAGCCAGCGTCAGAGACGCCTTTTGTGTTTGGATTAGTGATAATACCCAAGCCGGCCAGAAGCGTTAAAATAGTGCCTACAATGCCGCTTACGGCCTCCAATTGTTGTGAGATATCTACACCAAAAATTTCAGCAATTTGTTTTGCCAATAAAAAAAGCGTTCCAATCAAAGCTGATAGGGTCGCCTTATTTTTAAGTCTGTTTATCCAATTAATTTTCATTTAATTATCTCCTTTTGAGTAAAATAAAAAGCCGACCCGTATAGGTCAGCTTGAAATTAAATTCTTAACAATCTATCATATATTACGTTTGAAATGGCATATCCACCATTTTTATTAGGATGTACACCGTCTTTGTACATCAAGCCGTTTGAGTTAGTAGTGTTGAAGTCTCCCAAAGCTCTGTATAAGCTAATAAATCCAATGTCTAAATCTTTAGCGATACGATATAATGCGTTGCTATATTCTGACATTCCTAACGCTGTATTTTGTACGTTATTTCCACTCGGACTTATCAAAAATACACTTGCTAATGGTTTACCTTCTTTTATTCGTGAAACGATTTCTTTCATATTTTTTTCGAAATCAGTGATTGTCATACTCGCAGCCATATCATTCGTACCAAGTAAAATACCGAATGTGTTAGCGTTACAACGTTTAATTTGTTTAACCCAGTTGTCACGGTCAGTTGCTACGATTTGAGATGATTTCAAACCACCGTTGCCCATTTTATGGATAACTACACCTTTATTGCCTTTATAAGCATAAGAGCCAATAAATGACACGAGACCCTCAACAACTTCAAGTGTAATTGTATGTTTACCTAAATCTAGTTTGATTGGTGTTACTTCTTGTTGTGTAGCATCTGTCGTCCATTCGCCGTTGTCTACTTTATATCGCCATTTTCCGATGTTTGACGTGTGCAATTCATAATAGTCGATTTCTTCATAGAATGTTACCACTATGCTATCGCCGGCAGTAGAGCTTTCGACCATAGCAGTATCTAAGCCTTTAGCTTTTGGACCGATATCTAAATTCGCATCATATTGAGTCCAACTACCTTTCAACTCTACACTTAATAAACCATTACCTGTATGATTATTTGCTAGTCCGATAAATCCAATACCGCCGTCAGCATAGCCTAATTTCATAAACTTTTCTTTGAGTGGTAATGTTAGTCGGTCTCCACCTCTAAACTCGCCGCCCTGAATCCAACTGTCGCCAATAAATGCAATCTCTGTTTTACCTGCGTAATCTGCATTTAATTGCTTGCTTATGTCAGCTGTGTATGATTTAAGTGTGTGTTTACCAAAAGAATCGATGTTATAATCAGTTTTATCTTGCGTAGCTTCTTTTTCTATAAATTTACTAGGTATCTTTATTTCATAAGGTATATAACTTTCTGGCACTTTGTCTCCTTTAACTAGCATCGTAGAATTAATCGCACTAGTTAACGTACTAAATCTTATATACCAAGCATCTTGAGGTACGGTAATTTGTGTTGTCGCTGTTGTTGTGATCGGTATAAAGTCAAAGTTTTTATTATAAAAAGCATATGTGGCAAAACCGTTGTTTTTTGATAATGTCGTTGCATCTTTAATGTAAATGTAATCACTTGCAGAATAGTTGGTGTTATCTGATAAAAGCCCATTAGTCTGATTGACATATTTGCTAGTTGTCACTTTTGAATTATCGAAAAGATTTTCTGATCGTTTAGTAAAACTTAATTTGTCTGCCGCTATACTGTAATCATATATCATTTCGTTTGAAACGTATCTACTAGGAATATTTTGGTTTAAACCAGGTAAGCTATAATTAAATTTTTCAAAGCTTGTTTTGGTACTCCCTTTTTCGATTTGATAATTTAAGTAATTATAACCTGCATATTTAGGATCTTTAATTGTAGTTGTTTTCAAGAAAAAAGCATTGCTCGGCGTTTTGAATGTTCTTGCTTGTGAAGGTGTAGCCGATCTAGATAAACCACTTAAAAACTTTTTGTTAATGTCATAAAAAACAACCACATCTGCATAATTTTGTGTGTAGTTTGTATTTGGTTCAATTGGTAAAAAATCACTAGTAACGTATGTCTCGTTTTTAATTTCTTGCCCGTCAGCATAATTCAAAATAATGTCAGACGTTATTGTGTAAGCGTTAAATATGTTTTTTCCTGAAAATAAAAAATCAGTTCTAGGATAAGATACCGCTTTATCTTCTATGTCACTAAAAGCTGCTAAATCCTTCTTTTGAGCGTCTGTTAAACTATCGAATGAAACATTGCCGTCTTTTCCTGGCTCGCCTTTAGAACCTTTGAATTTGTCCGGGTTTTCATTGACATAAGATTTCAAGTCTGTTTCTAACTTTTCCTTGAAACTATCGTCTAACAGCCCCATAGCATTTTCTTTCATTACTTTTTCAACTAGGTATTGCAAGCTTTCCACATGAACCTCTTTACCAATAGGCCCAGTCATACCGCTATCAGTGATAGTAAAGTAGAAGTTAGCAACATGTATACTGTCTTTGTCATTTGCTAAGAATAATTTAGCGTCCATTTTACCAACGTGAAGAATTACGTTGTCTCTAACTTTGTATTGTATAACACCTTTTCTAGGGTAAAGTATGTCTAACGGTTCATCAGTGAATATAGAACCATCTTGAGCGAACAAATCTAATCTAGGTATCATGTTTGTTTTCGTAAAGTCTAATATCTCATTTTTATCTTTAATTGTAATTCTGATGTAAGCTGATCCGTCGTCTTCTGTATAGAAGTTAGCACCGATAAATCCATTCTCAACGTTGCTTACATTAATATTGGTTACAACATCTTTTAATTTTCGTACCATAAATACACCTCTAATATTTTTTGGATAAAATAAAAAAGCCGACGCATTGCGTCGACCTTTTATTAAATGCTACTTGCATTTGCCGAACCAGAAACAAGACCAAAGGTTTGCACCAAGTAAAAATTTGAACATAGTTTTCACCTCCTTTCAAATGCCAAAAACTAAACGTAGTACTGCTATAATCAATGAACCAATTATTGTTCCGACCAGCCCGAGTACCCACATTTTAATTTCTTTGATATTTTTTTTATTTTCTTTTTTACTCTCTTTTTCAATTTCACGTTCTCTATTGATGCTGTCTAGAGTAAAATTCATTTTTTGATTGACTAAATTTTGATTATGTTGACCATCCTTTATTTGTTCCAAAGAGGTAAAAATTTTCTCATCATTAACTTCTAATCTACTTACTCGACGCTCAAGGTCGCCTCTTTGGTTGTTATCCATATACCCACCTACTTAAAAATTGATAAAAAGATTTATTCTTTATCTTCTTTCAATTGTGATTTTAATTCTTCTATTTTTTTGCTTTGTTCTATAAGTTGTATTTCTAAACTAATAGACTTGTTCATTTCTTCTATTAATCTTTTTTCCAAAACTGCTTCTGTTACTGATTTTTCATTCATACTTCTACCATTCCTTTTCCAGCAGGATAGAATCTATATTCTTTTAATTGCATTTTTTTAACTATTTCTCTAAATGAGTAGTAACTATCTTCAACTTTAATATAAGCGTCATTTGTTTGTTCTGAAAATGCGATACCTACACCGTTATAAAAACTATATTCAGGTTTTTCTGTAGCAAAATTTTTTACTTTTCCTGATCCAAATGTTTGTATTGCAGAAAAATATTGGTCAGTGTTTTGATATGTGTATATACCGTTAAAAGAGTTCGTATAACAAGTATCGAACCGCCTTTCAGTAGTACCTAAGTTCGTTGGCATTGTTGGTGGACTTGTAGGCGCTAAAACATGGCCTGATGTTCCTTTTTTGTAAAGGGTAGGGTCGACGATTTCGTTATTATCAACAGAATAGTAGTACTCCATACCGTTTACACCAAATTTTATATTTGAACCACCTAACTTTATTGTATCCGAATATAAATTTATGATGTCATAAAAAGTCATCGCGTTATTTTCTTTAATCAGATATCCTTTTATAAACTCTATTCCACCAGCCATTGCCGCTGTGTTTTGCTCGTCCGAATCATAATCTAACACACCAAAACTTAAACCTACTTCCCTGCTATCTGGCCTTTGATCTCTTTTATTATCTAAAATACGCATACCTATTGAAGTGTGTATAGTTTCAGTTTTATTAGTATATTCGTTGTATTTTTCTAAATCGTAGTTGTATTTAATACTGTTTTTACTAGAATAAAAGTCAATACTACTATTCTTTTGGAATGACAGTCTTCCAGCGTCAAGCTCGAATAAAACATCGTCATTGTTACTGGCCAGTGTACCACCTCGGATATGGTCAGCAATCAACGTACCTGTTGTGATTGCATCCGCGTTAATACCATAACCGGTTATCGCACTTTTGAAGTTATAACCACCATTATCACTAATACCAATACCTCTACTGTTAAAAACAGTCATTATATTAGGATCTAATGGGTCTCGTGCAGTTATACCACTCAAACCAAATTCTAAGTTAGTTCTTGCTCTTTTCAGTGCGTCTGTATTGGTTTTCACTGCTTGAGGTAGTACACTATAACCTAATTTAACACGACCTCTTTTTAAGTCATCTAAATACTTTTGTGCTTCGCTAATACTTTGGTAATATCTCTCTTCACGTGACTTGTCGCCCAAAGTCACAACCTGCTTAGTGACGACATGCCTTGCATCTCTTGTTTCTTTTATTTCTAGTATTCTGAAACGTTCTCTAAAGTTAATAGTGTCATCTTCAACCATGATGATATCGCCTTCTTTAGGCGAAATGTAGTTCATTTTACCTGTTTTGTCTCTTAATTTTGTTGTTAAAAAATCAACAGAAATAGAAATTTTAAGGGAGTCGTCAACCAATGATTTTAGTGCTTTGTCCATTGTTTCTTCTAATTTTATTCTTCCGTCTTTGATAGGTTCTGCGTGTCTGCGTTGTTTAAATACTTTCTCGAGAGGATGTACATATTCTCTTATCAATAAAGCTTTTTCGAAGCCTTCTTCATCTGAAAAGTTACCATAACCCCTAGCATAAGTGGCCCAATTAGATGCGTCTTCATCGACTGATATTTCTTTAGCGTTAATTTTTCTTGAAAGGTAATACGCTGGCTCTCTCGAAACTTTGTCTTTTAACATGAATGTGTTTGATTGTGGTAAATACTCGAATTCTAAACCGTATCTATCAATACCGCCTAAAAATAAGTTTAACCTTGAGTCTCCCTCTCCAGCGTTTTGCCATTCTTGAGCATAAACAGTTGCAACTAACGTATAGTTATATATTGTATCTTTAAATACAGCATCGAAATAGGCCTTACCTGTATAACTACCGTCAATCTTTTCATAAAACCTGTCGTTAGCTAAGTCGTCGTAAACTTTTTCTCTTGCTACAATGGATATCGTCGGTTTTTTGTTTACTGTTTTTTTGTTTATAGATATAATGACGTATTTTCTCTTATCTCCGTTGCCCTCCACATTTGAAACCCACCAAAGTTTACCGACTTTGTTAATAAAATCAGCGTTTTCTTTCGTTTCAAATAACCTAACCTCTAAAAGACCGTCGCCATTTATCTTTTTGTTTAAAGCTGTTGTTGCTTCAACGGTATAATCTTGATTATTCGTAGGGTCTATAAAAACAAGCGACATTCTTATGCACCTTCTTTTCTATTTGTATTTGCCTAAAACAGATATTTGTAAAGTCCAAGGAGTGCCTGCAGCATCTTTATATGACCATACACGAACACCGATATCTGAACCTATTGCATTTTTAGAAGTGCCGCCCGTTATATAATAATTACCTAAAATACTTACAGTAGTAGAGAAAACTTTAACGAAAGATATTCCTGCTGGAAACGGTATAGCGTTAATGTCGTAATAGTAAAAACCCGATGTCGTTTTAGTGTTTTCAGCTGTATAATCGTAGGTAAAATGCAATTCTGCAAAACCGTCTTCATATTTTGTTATATAATACGTGTCGTCCTCGAGAATTTCTACTATGCCATTAATTTTTTTACTGGCAATACTAGCGCTTGCTGCTTCTGTTTTATTTTTTAAATCGGTCATAGTCTGCGTTGCATTGTTATAAAATGTGTTGATATCAGAATTTTTCTTGTCGTAGTTGTCATTAAACGCTTTGGCCTTATTATTATAGTTATCGTTGAATGCATTCAATTTTGTTGTGTAGTTATTATTAAACGTAGTAGTCTTATCTGTGACATTGTCATTGAAAGTTTTAACTTTATTCGCGTAATCTGTTTCAAAAGTTGTTTTTAATGAAGTGACATCATTTTTTAATTGTGTAATTGTGCTTATTGCACTAGCACCTATGTTGTTGACATTGTTTTTAATACTCGTGTTTAAAGCGTCAATCTCTTTTTTAGATAAATTCAATTGACTTGTTAAATCTTCTTTGTATTGCGCAACAGATTTGTCTAATTCCTTTTTAAACTGTTGGTAAGGGTCGTAGTTTGCTTCTTCAAACTCTAACCAGTCAGAACCATTAAATACATATAATTTCTGTTCATTTCTTACATATCTTATTGTATTTCTTTTGTCTGGGTCAGGTAATTCTGCGGGTGGTAAATCTTCTACACTGTCGACTGGGTCTTCTAAGATAATAGTGTTTTGATCAACAATTTTATTCCATATTTGTTGCGAAATTTGTTCTATAGCGTTTTCAACTCGTCTAAACAATTCGGAAAAATTTTCATTTATTCTGCCTAAATTTTCATCGTTTAAAGGTGGCGTAATTATTTTTCTCATTATGTCATCTCACTTTCTATTTGTAATAACATCTTGCATCTACAGTGGTTTTGACAACTGCGTTATTTTTAATTTCGATTTTGTTCCAACCGATTTTAATCTCCGGTTGTGTGTAATTTGAAGATTGCAAAATAGATAGGTTGTTATTTAAAATGTTTTGTCCGTCAAAAATGAGTGTTTCTCCAGCTTTAAAGTCTACATCTTCAATAATCACTAGTATGTCATTTATAGCAAAAGAAAAACCTTTGCTATCTTTTTTAAACTCAAATTTAATTATCTTATCCATATTAGATTGATCGTTGGGTATGTTGCCCGGGTAATAAAAGCTTAATGTATTTACAGCATCAAAAACGTAGTTATAAGCTTCTGAATTACTAATAAGACCCATACCGTGCGACCAATCTTTGCTATTTTGATAGTTTTTGTTATTGTGTAGCGATAAAGTCGTATTAACACTTTCTGCAAATGGCAATTCGATTGTTTCAAATTCAAGTTCAGCTTCGCCTTTATGATTAGATTGACTTAAGCTTATAACATTAGCCAACCTTACTTTATAACGCTTACCTGATGACATTTCATTGGCTGTTTGCGGTGTGTCGAACGATGTTTCTTTGTTGTTTTCATCTAGAATTAAACCGCCCGAGTCGGAAGTTGTGTCTCTAAATTCATATTGCAATCTTTTTGGCCTTCTCATTTCTCTAATGTAAAAGCCGTCTAAATCAGTAACTATGTTGAATAATTTATCTCTGTGCAAAGGGAAGTCGCTAAGCTCGCCAGCAATGAAAGAAATGGGCACGCTTACCGTTCTTTTACGATAAACGCCACCCATGTCAAAGCGGCCGTGTAAGCCGTCTATTTGTTCATATTCTGTGTCTAGCTCTAAGCCACTTACATTGAAATCATGAACAATTATGCCAGCGCTACCTAGAGTGAATGACTCCCCGTCAAATTTCTGTATGAGTACATCCAACTAGTGCACCTACTTTCTTTTTAATTTCTAACAAGCATCATATCTTTAGTAGCGTGAACACCGTCAACCTTAGCTGTAATAGCTTCGTCGTCGAGGTCTAATTGTATTTTGATAGTATTTGTTGTCGGCTCTGCTTTTACGTTGTATGATGCGTTTAAATCGCCTTGTATGCTGTCTTTTAATCCTTTAATACCTTGAGAAATTCCGGATATTTCCGGTGTTTGTAGTTGTGGAGTGAATGCGTTGGCTACTCTGTCGCCAAGTTTTGCTGCGCTCTTGATTGTGTTATTTCCTTCTTGCATCATACCTACAGTTAAACCTTTAGCAATGAATACACCGACTTCATCACGCATCACACGTGAAGGAGAATGTATACGCAACGCACTTTTAATCGCACTAACCGCTCTACTTGCTAGCGCTCGAGCTCTCGACATTACATAACCGGCCATATTCATGATACCTCTGGCGATGCCACGCGCTAAGTCAGCACCCGCCGAAACCATTCTATAAACGCCGCCTCTAACAGCGTTATAAGCTCCAGAAATACCGTTTCTAACAGCACTACTAACACGACTCATTCCGCTGTGTACAGCACTACCCATTCGGCTCATACCGCTAGACATTGCGCTAGTCATGTTATGAACAGCGTTCGACACTGTAGATTTGATGGAATTCCAAATGCTACTTATGATACCTTTTACTCTACTCATAATACTACTTACTGTATTTCTAACTGCGTTAAAACCAGATGATACAAATGATTTAACAGCGCCTACAGCTCCAGAAACGATAGATTTAACACCATTCCAAGCTGATGATATAAATGATTTAACAGCGCTCATAACTGAACGTACAACATTTCTAACACTGTTAAAACCCGAAGATACACTGCTTTTGACTTTTGAAACTGACGAAGTGACAAATGACTTGATTGCGTTCCATACAGCTGAAATCACAGCTTTTATACCGTTCCAAACGCCTGTAGTTATAGCTTTGAGCGTATTCCACTGCGCTTGTACTCTATTTTTAATATAGTTAACAGCGGCCACTATAACTGCTTTCATGTCGTTCCAAGCGCCAGATGCAGCCGATTTGATAGCATTCCAAATTGCTGATAAAGCTACTTTCAAAGCGTTGAAAATTGCCGTTGCTCCACTTTTGATTAAATTCCATACGGTCATCGCTGTTTGTTTGATTGTGTTCCAAGCGCCTGACCAATCTCCAGTGATCAACTGCATAACAGTTTTTATAACACCTGAAACAACAGCGATAGCTACTTGAACATACGTTTTGATAAATTCCCAAACGATAATAACCGCTTGTTTGATTACTTCCCATGCTGTTTTCATAGAAGGACCAAGCGCATTCATTACTGTCATAATGACTGTTTTGATAGCATTCCATACGACTGTTGCTGCAGCTTGTATAAGTACATGATTTTGTTGCCACCACGCAACCAATCCGCCCCAAATACTTTTGACAAATGCAACGATAACAGTGACAACCGTTGATACAGTTGTTTTGATAACATTCCAAGCATTGATACACGCTTCTCTAAACCCGTCGTTAGTTTTCCATAAATAAACGAATATAGCTACTAGTGAACCTATGACAGCAATTACTGCCAAAACTGGCGCGCTTAAAGAAGTGAAAACACCAACAAGTAGACCGAAAACGGTTCTAACTAGAGATGCTTTACCAAAAAGCAATGTAAACACTTTAGTTAAGGCTTGTGTAGCAGTTTTACCAAGACCTAATTTACTAGCTAGCCCTACAATTTTAGTTATTAATGGTCCTAAGAATGTTGTTAAACCGACAATGTTAGGTATTAACGCCATTAAAGCGCCGCCTAAAGATATTGAAACGCCAAGTACTTTAGCAACCGCCGGGTGTGTTTCGAACAATTTAGCCACCCAACCAGCAAAAGCTGTTACAGCTTTCAAAACTTGCGATGCAATAGGTGCCATTGCGATACCAAAATTAACTAGAGCCATTGCAATATTACCTATTAACTGCATGATAACTGGACCGTTTTGGTTCATGTATTGAACAAACTTCTTAAATCCGTCTGACTTAGATATACCAACGGACCATTCAGCAAACTTTTGGGTCATCTTTTCTAGCGATTGGAATATAGTTGTTGAATTAGGAGCGAAAGCTTTGAATATATTGAAGATACCTATAAACGTATTTTTAAATATATTACCAATGATTGGTAAGTTAGTTTTAGTGTAGTTTATAAAACCTTGTATAGCTCGACTACCTTCAACACTGTTAGCCCATTTTTGAAAGGCCATAGACATGTTTTGAAAACCTTGTGATGACCATTTGAATAATGGCATTAATTGAGTAAATATTGATACTAAGCCGTCACCAAAACGTCCACCTGCATTGAGTAAATCCCCAAAAATTTGAACACCTACGGTATTTAACGCTCTAAACGCATTCTGTGCTGTGCTAGAGCTGGTTACCCATGTTCTTAATTTGGCTGCATTATCGCTGATTAGCGTTGCTATTCCTGATAAAAACGGTCTCATTTGATTTAACGCGCTTGTAGCACTTCTTATACCAGAAGCCATTGCACCAAATATTTGAGACGCATTTTCTTTCACAATGCTTTGCCAAGTTGATTTAACACCATCTAGAGCGCTTTTATAATTGTTCGTAGCACTACTTGCACTGATCGTACCTTTTTCAAGCATTTTTATAGCAGTTACAGCCATTCCGGCGAAACCGGTAACGCCTAAGCGCAACACTCCAAACGCTCCAGCAGCACCAACAGCACCGCCGCCAAGTGCAACAGTAGCATTACCTACAGCAGCGACCGCAGGCACTAAACTACCCAATATAGGTATTAACGCACTAAATGAAGATAATAACGAGCCTTTAATTGTATTTGCTCCAATAGTGCCAAACGTTCTAATTGATTTAGCGATGCGATCCATTCGACCTTGAAAAACATCAACTTGTCTATTTAACCCTGTTAACGCATTTCTGAATCCATTTGAGTCTAAAGTTACCCTAGTTTTTATTTTGTTAGGTATACTTTTCAGCATCAATTTAAAACGGCTAACTTCTGAATTTGCTAGTTTGCTGTCTACTTCTAATTTGGCTGTAGCTCTTTTTTTAGCAAATTCAAGCAACGCTTTTTTAGTTTCTGCAATTTTTCTTCTGGCCTCTTCCGAATTAACTCTAATTTCTGCTGTGGTTTTGCCATTTTCAATAGATTTCAAATTCATATTGATTAATCTTATTCTTTTTTCAGCATTTGCTGTTACAGCGTCTATATCTATATCAACATTTTTGTTATCTAGCTCTTTGGTTATCGAAATAAGTTTTTTTAGATTTGTTGTTGCTCTTTTGGTGTCTGCTTCAATTTTAGGGTCAACATTTCTTTTACTTATTTCATCTAATATTGTTTGTACTTCAGTAGTTTTTCTTGAAAACTCGCTTATATCAGCTGTAACATCTGGATCTATTTTTGTCTTATCCAGTTCTTTAGCTTTAACTTTAGCTTTATCAATCTTTTTATCAAAATTTGATGTGTCAGCGTCAACATCATTGTCTTTTAGTTTTTCTACAACTGCTTTGAATTTTTCAGAAACTCTTTTAGCTGCTTGTATTTGCTTTTTAAACCTGCTGACATCAGCTGTAACTTCTGTAGACACCTTGTAATTAGCCAATTATCCTCACTCCTTCCCTTTTGCGTCTTTGTTAACTTGAGCAACGAGTTTTAATTTATCTTTCAAACTCATGCCTTGCTCTACTTCTTTGCTTATTTCTTCAAATTTGATAGATAAGCCTTTATCTAAACGTTTGATATTCTCTTCATAATTCAATAAATCAGATGCGTCATTGAACATATAATGTTCTTCTGGTTCGTTTTTTGTTCCAATATTTTCCGTTAATTGAGCGTTACGAATTGAAAAGGCTAAATCAAACATCTGTTGTATTTGATCTAGCCTTTCATATTCTCGTGCCCACATACGATAGTAATATTCGGTTAGCGTTAGTTTTTCAATCTCTTTCATATCGTATATTTTTAATTGAGACATACACGATACAACTAACTTGTCATAAGTCAACGACCTATTCTGTATTATTTCTTCGCTTTCTTCTCTTCTTTGTATTCGTCCGGTACTAGGTTTTGGGTCATAACACGCTTCCCCAATTCCTTAATGATGTCTTGACAAAATTCTTCGATGCCATGTTCTTCTGCGATATCTTCTATTACTGCTTCTAATTCACTTTCCGTTTTAGGTGCTTTGTTGTGATGCGCTGTAGCTGCTTCGATAATGTAAGATAAAGAAACTGCATCAGCCATTTCTAATCTAGGTACTAACATTTGTGTACCTTGACCAAAAGAAATGTTTTCAGATTCCATAGCCATTACTTTGTCGATGATTCTTAAAAATTTTAAACCGAATGATAATTCTAATTCTTTTCCTTTAAAGTTGATATACATATTTATGTACCTCTTTCATTGTTTTGATTTTTGGTATAAAAAAAGGAGCAAGCTCAAGGCTTGCCCATTTAAAATTAAAGTACAGGTGTTCCAGTTTCGGCCGCTCCGCTTTCTGTTGGTTGAGGTATTGAAGCTAAACCGTCGTTTGCAGGGTCAGCTTTCACAGTGTCGTGGAAGCCGTATGCAAGTTTGTTATCTTCAATAAGTTTAGGTAACGTTGCATAACCACGTTTTTTCTTACCGAAAACAGCATATTCAGCTTCATATTCAGCGATACCATCAGCCTCATTCTTACGTTCAAACGATGTGAAGTAACCCTGTCTGTATTCTGCTTTATATTTTCCTTCTGTATTTTTAACTTGTCGATTGATGAACCAAAGTTCATAAGCGATGTCATCTTCAACAGCGTCCTCAATTTCATCTGAAAGTTTGTCTTGTACGTCCATATGCGCTGTGAATTTAACTTCTGATTCTAAAGAACCGCCAGCGCTAATTGAACCGTCCATTGTTTCAACACTGTCTTTATCTTTTTCAGTAGAGCGTGAGTGTTCAGTAACTAGCATTACTTTTTCAGCGTCTACTTTTTGTCCTAAAATACGTAATAGTACTAATTCATCTTTACCTGACTTTTGTGGCATAAATAAACCTCCGTTTTTTAATAAGTATCAAATTCTGCAACTATTTGACTGTGTGCTAAAGATTGATTTGTTGTATCTTCAGATATTTGATTAACAGTTATATCGTTTAACCTTACTTGATAATTAGGTAATGTCTCTAGTTGACTTAAATCAACTTGTAAACCGTACACAATGCTATCATGTAAGCCTAAATCACTTTCTAGTGACCAAATATCTATAGTGACGCTTGTTTGTCCGTCTATAGTGTCAAATGATCCTATATTCATACGACCGTCACTTCTGCTTAGAACAACAAAAGGATATGAAATATCTTCTGTCATCTCTTTTTGAGAAATAACAGGGATATCATATCCTTTAGCTAAGTCAAATGTTTTGTTGTAAAGTTGTAATTGTGGTGATTGCATTGCAACACCTCTATCCTTCCAGTAATTCTTTTAAATCTTCAACCAAATTCTTTTGTACCTCTAAATATGTTGGCCACATGAAAGGTTCAGCCTCCATATAACGCGTTCCAAATTCTAAGAAACCGGAATAGCCGGCGTTTGATGTGATTTTATATGATAATTTCCCGCTTTTTGCTGACTCTATTTCACGCCATAAGTTTCCGGTCCAGTATCCTTTATTCATCACACGTTTAGCATTGTTTTTAGCAATGCTTGCACCGTCTATAGCGACGTTTCTAACGACTTCGTTTACATCATCCTCAATATTGTCTTCCATAAACTCAAAGTGTTCTATAAGCGCATCTAAATTCATTAGTTAACACTCTCCAAATAGAACACAGTATCGTGAATATAATGTTTTTGAGTAACTACTTTATATTTGATGTCATTAACTAATGCATGACTTACAGTGTTGTCATAGTTACCTTGAAGACGCGCAACCATAATATCTTTAGTAATATCGCCAAATTCAACAGCTAAGCGCTCCATAGAAAGTGGATTGATATTACATACTTCTTCGTCGTAAGTGGTTGTTTTAGGCTCGTATTTGCTCGTCTTAGTGTTGTAAGACCCTTTACTTTCAAGCATGAATGTTATTCTGTCGTTGTATCTCAATAAAATTTGATACTTCCTTTCGACCCGTTTTCTCTCGGGTAAAGTTCATCAATAATTGTTTGATACTCATCGAAATCATTCGCTTGAAATGTATTTGTACGGCCTTCAACACTTTCTGTTGTCATACCTTCAGCGCCTATTCTGTTATAACGTTTGACAGCCACTTCTTCGACAATGAAAGATAAATTATCCGGTACACGTTCGAGGTTTATAGGTAATCTAGACAACAGACGACTTTCGGTGTTCTTAATGATGATATCTAAGACATTGTCTTGTTTGTCGTCTTTTAAACCAAGTAACACTTTCACATTTTCTTTAGTTGCCATTAACAACACCTACTCTAAGTCTGATAAGATATCAGCTTTTGTCTTGTCATCTTCGACAACAATATTAATGCTTGATAAAGTATCAACTATATCTTTTTTAGTCATTTGTTCATTAACAACAACTAAATAGCCTTTTTCTTTTAGATCTTTGATACGTTGGTCGTCATCACAAGAATAAACGTCGCCTTTTAAATAAAGGCGCTCGTTATCCGTCTTGTCTTTAAAGTTACTAGCTACTAAACAAACCATTTTACCACCTCTTTTTATACTACTGGTGTAGTTTCTGCTTTGATTGTCACTTTAACCACTGCGTCGATGTTTTCAGGGAACATTGAGATTGCAGAAGCAAATACAGTGTCAGCTGTTAAGCGTTCTGGTTGAATATCGTGTAACACACCTACAAAGCCAGTTTCATCAGTTGCAAATGCAAATGCGCGTGATAATTCGCCGCGTGGATTAGCAAACGCTACGTTTAAGTTTTCAGCTGTTGTCATCCAAACTTCGCCAGCTGGTACGTCTGCAAATTCGATAACTCTAACACCAACGTATGGAGTTAATAAGTTTAATCCAAATTGAGCGCCATTTGAGTTAATGAAACCATTAGCGATATGCTCTGCTACATCGTTAGGGTTAACTAAAGCGATAGGAGTGATCTCATCATCTAATAAAGTAGATAAGTTAGCACGCCCTTTAGCTAAAGCTCCTTGTAAATTCTTGCCAGTTAAAGCTGCTTTATTTGTACGGTCAGCACTATCCAAAGCACCTTTTAAAGAATTAAAGAAGTCTTTACGGAAGTTCTTTTGAACATAACGTAATAACTCATTGTCAGTACGATTGATTGCTAAATCATAACCGTGTGATTGAATAGCTTCTGCACTTGTAGACTTACGATACTTTTTAAATTTTAATTCAGTGATTTTAACTTGTTCACGTTCAACTTTTGTTAATGGAATGATGTCGCCTTCTGCAACGTTTCCGTCTGGAGCTGTTGAGTCAACAATTTTAAAACGATATTGCTTAATTGCTGAACCTACGTTCATAGGAATTTTGTTTGTAATAGATAATGCTTCAAATAATTTGTTTAATCCAATACCCATTCTGTTTGCAAAATCGATCGACTTCGCTTCGCCTAATGCTTTTACATCAATTAAATTTGGTTCTGCTGCCATAAATAATTACCTCCGATTATTAATTAAATAATTGTCTATTTTGAGCGATAGCTATTTGACGTTTGCTATCATCTTTTATGTTTAAAATATCTTCTTTAGTCAGTCCACTTGTCGTGAACGCTTTCGGCGATTCTTGACGCAATGCTTCTTTGACTTGTGTTTTAACCATTCCGTTTAATAAATCAACGAATGCATCAACACTTTCTTTAGTTCCGTTTGCATCTTCTTTCACAACAAAATTTAACAATTCATCACTAGCATCGATATTCTTTTCTTTCAACATAGCGCGAGCTTCTGAACGCATTTCATTTGTCGCTTTTTCTGCACGTAATTGTTGCAGCTCTTTTTCCATTTTTTCGCGTTCATACTCTGCTTTTTGGTCTTTGTTCATCTTAGCTAGTTTCGCGGCTTCTTCTGCTTTTTCTTCCGCTTTCTTTTGTTCACGAGCAACACGGTCTTTAATCATTTGGTTAACTTCTTCTTGTGTAAATGTTTTATCAGTATCTTTTGACTGCTTTGTTTTATCGTTTGAATTTTCGTCTTGATTTTCTTGTGTTTGCTCTTTTACTTCTGTTTCTTCAGTAACGTTACTTTTTATTTCTTCTGCCATGAGATATACCCCCGTTTATAGTCTGTCGACTGTTTTTCCATACGAGCTTTTAACGTCGTCAGCACGTTTTGGACATAAAAAATAACCACCAATTTGGTAGTTTTATATATACTTACTTGTTTTATTTTCTTTCGTTTTATCTTCTTTTATCGTTGGTTCGTTTTGCTTTTGCAATTCAACTCTTATTAACTTTAATTCTCTAGCTATTTCTTTTAGATATGATTCGTTGCTTCTCAATATTAACAATCCTCCACATCTTATTTGATTCATCATAATAAGCAATGTTATTGCCTTTCACTTTAACTTTTAATTCTAGTTTCATTTTATTGTTACCTTAGCGCCTTTGTAGCGTCCTTTTCTAGAGTTTATAAAGTCTTTTCTTCTAGTAGGCGCGAAAGGTATTGTTGAAGATCTACAGTGTGGATGTAGTGGAGGTGCGTTTAACCCTGGTGTCATATCTTTAACTTTATAGATATTGCCGTTATGACTTAAACAAGTTTTAGATGTCTTTTCATCCACTTTGGCAACGAATTGATATCTAGCATCTTCGCCTAAAGTAGCAGTGTAATACTCTTTTTGTGCTAACGTTTGAACCCTTGCTGCTTCTGTTATTAACAATCGCTTAGCATCTGATGTAGCAACATCGTGTTTCTTCCTAAGTTCAGAAACAAACTCATTCGGATGTCTACCTCTCAATACAACGTGTGATGCAATACGTTGTACATCGTCGCGTAATTCATCCATATTAGACCATAAGCGCTTTGACCATGTTGTATTGCCAAAGTCAGCGTTTACGATAGAAGTTACTTTCTGTGGTGTTATTTCTACGTTGTCGCCTAATATCCCGGCTTGACGCTTTATTTCTCTCTCTACAGCGTCATGCATGTAATCAGATAGCTTATTCTCTGTTTCGGCTGTAAAATAATCTATCAAGCCATTCAATTGACCTTTTAACAATTCTTCTCTAGATACATACATCTTTGTGTTGTACTTCTTGAGCTCTTTGTTAGCCTTGTCGCTAAAGTCTTTGGTTTCTACATACTGCTTAGCCTTGTTTTTGAATGCTTCTACGTCAAAGTTGTCAACTTTCTTTTTGGCTTCTTTGATGTTCAAACCTTCATGATTCGCATACTTAGCATAGAATGACATTATTTCTTTTTCTATTTCTTTAATCATGGTCATTAACAACATTTCGATGTCTTTAATTGCCGCTTTGTCACGTTTTACTTCTTGTACAATCCCCTTTTGAGCTAATTCCCACCATTGAGCATCACTCTGCGACATCTATGTTCACATCTTCTTTGTTATTGTCTGTTAGATTGCTGTATTCGCTATTATCACGGGATTGTATTTGCTTTTCTTTTTCTTTTTCCATTTTCTTCATTTCTTCTTTAGGGTTTTTGATTATATCAAGTACACCTAATCTTGTTTCTTCTGAAACGCCACCATTTAAATCGTTGAAAATCTCAACTGATTCTTTTAGTGATTTCGGTAGGTTAGGAGTGAATGCAATATTTAACTCCGAATAGTCATGATTTTCAAAACTTTCTATATTCACTTTGTTTAGAAGCAACTTGTATCGCTTCATCAACCCTTTTTTAAACAATCTCTCTTTTATCGCTCTAACTTGCTCAAGTCCAAACAATTTGTATTTCATTGACTCCCCAGATTGAACACCGCTGAAATTTTCATCGTTTAAATCCGGTGTGTTTGTGTATTTGTGAATATCGTTTTGCAATCTCTTTTTATACGCTTCAGAACCGGAAACGTCGTATTGTTTGTAAATATACTTAGCGTCAGCTTTGCCTTCTCCACCGTTAGCATTTATCGAAGGCTTGATATGGATCATGTTTGCATCTCTGAACGCTTTCGCATCTTCCCCATCCAAATCAGCATTACCAATCAATGCTAACATTGCATCGTTAGTATCTGACATATAGTTAGCTGTATCAGATTGGCTAGCGTCATATAAATCAATTAAAGAAATAACATTCTCAAAATCGCCTTGTTTGAATTGGTCATTCAAGTATTCTATGACAGGTACTTCATTGTAGAAGTGTTTGACTACATCATTTACTACAATAGAACCGTCTTTGACTTGCAAATAATAAATGTCTTGTTCTGTATAAACCTCAATATAGCTTGTAGGTATATTGTTTGCGTCTGACTTTTCGTAATATCTAACACCAGCCATAACACGTTTATCTAATGAACTATCGTAGACAACGAACGTACTTTTAGGGTCTAATACTCTAAATGTGTCATTGTCTTTCATATCTCTGTATACAATCTCGTATGCACGTCCGTATATAGACAAATTCAATGCTAAGTCGCTGTTTATTTCATCAGCATCGTTCTTGTCATTGAGTTCAATAATCTTGTTATTTGTTTTATTGTTCTTGTGTGTGATTGTGATAGGATTACCGGTTAGGTAACCAACTATAAACCTAGAAACGTATCTAGCATAGTTATGTACAGCTCTATGATCTGCTTTATCCCCATTACTATTCAAACGACGTTGTCCCGTTAATATATCTGTATTTCTATTCAAATAATAAGCTTCCAACATCTCTAGACGTGGTAATTGTTCTGTCTTATGTCTGCTAATCAAGTTTCTTATATAATCGTCTTTAAACAACTCATCTAAATCATTGACGACAAAATCGTCATTTGCTGTTGGAGAAAATTTTTCTTGTACATTACCAACTGTGTATAAAGTCATTTACTCACTCCTTAAAACATACTTTTTATTCTTCGTAAATCACTAGCTTTTTTCTTTTGTTTTTTATTGTTTATCATTAACATTTCAACGCTGTAGCGTAATGCGTCAATACAATGATTGTAAGTGTCCACCGGTTCGTTATAGTATTCACCTGTGCTTTTGTCTTTTTTCCACGTGTAATTGTCTAACTCCTCAATCGTTTTAAAACATCGTTCGTCAATAACGATATCGAATTGATTAAGGTATTGTATTCCAGAAATAATACTGTCCTTACCCTTCATAGCAGGTCTGATGCGAGTAATGCCATGATTACTTATTTCAGCAATACTTTTTTGCTCAGCGCTATCTGCTGTTATTATCTCTTTTGCATATCCTAATCGCTTAATAACTTCAGCTATTTCGTTGTTCAACATACCTTTTTTTACATATTCTTCAACGATATATAATTTTTTATTTTCCATATCAACTTTGCAATGTATAAAAGCACTAGGATCGTTAACATAACCAAAATCGATTGCAAAATAAGATTGTAGATGCGATAGTTCTTGTTTGTTTAGTAACTTCTTTTCATACTTAGGAAACACTAACTTATCTAACGTAGCAAACTCACCTAGTGCATATATCTTGTAATATGCAGGATTACGACTTGCTAACAACTCTAAGTTTTGACGTGTCATTTCATCAAGAAACTTATTATCTCGATAGCTAGATTGTCTAATCATGACATTTTCCATCGGTTTATCATGCTCAAAGAAATACTTATAAACCCAGTTCAATTTAGAAACTGGGTTAAACATCAGAAATATTTGTTTATTTATATGTTTACGCTCTCTCAAACGCAATGTTAACTGTGTGTAATCATTTAATGTGAATTCAGATGCTTCTTCCATCACTATGTCTGATATACCTTTAATCGACTTTATTTTTTCTGGGTTGTCTAATCCTTTAAACAAAAAAACTGCGCCATTCGGTAACTCGACCTTGTTATCAGTCTTGTTCCAAAGACACATGTCCCAAACACCGAAGTTTATCAAACAATCTTTAACATCTTCAAATAAACTATCTTTAATTGTAGACTGAACTTTCCTAAGCCATAATATACGTCTAGGATACTTCCAATCTTTCAATGCTTTAAGCACAACTTTTTGTATAACCCCGTGAGACTTACCACTTGAACCGCCACCATAATGAACCTCTGTAAAGTTATCGTAATTGAACAGTACATCAAATATATTACGATTAAATACTTTAGCAGGATTGTCAAACCGCAGTTTAACTTTCGTCATCATAATCACCTATTTTAATTTCGAAGTTACGGTTTGTGATTTCCTGTTCTACTTTATCTCTGTATTTGTGCGGCAGTCTATTTTTAAGTGCAAATATAAGTGACGTAGGGTTAGCATGCTCGTACTTTTTAACTTTGACAACCTTACCTGCATTAGTGACTGTTTCTTCTTCATAGTAGTAGCCTGTAGCTCTCTTATGCAATGCGTTTTCTAATTCATAGTCAGAGACTTCTTTGCCCTTTTTTATGGCCTCCATAAACTCCGAGTGGTCTTCTTTCCATTTCATAACTGTTTTAAAATTAACGCCAAAATTTCGCGCTATTTGTTCGTCTGTGAGACCATCACGTTTCCAGCCCTCAACAAGATCTAGTTTATCTTTTATATCTAATTTTTCATATAATGTTCTTCTGCCCATTTCATTTACCACCAACTCTCACGATATTATCTTTTATAAATTTAAAAAAGCCACCCGTGTTTCTCACGGATAGCTCAATAGGAGTAAAACATAATTTGTTAGGAGACGAACATATAGTTTATATACCGCCCACTCATAGAGTAGACGGTTAAACAACCAGGTGCACTACCTCCAATAGGAAAATTGCTACCCGATTACTTATATGGAAGTCTCCGCCATAAGACAACGTCTTATTTCGACGGTTCGTTCACAATACCATGATAAGCCTTTTCAAACCGGACTTACATACCCTAAAAGTCCGCTATACATAACCTATAAACTCGGCTAACCTACTAATCATCGCATCTCTACGTCTTAATACACTCGTTTTACTAATACCAAAGTAGTTAGCGATGTCTTCCCACTCATAGCAGCCAATAGGACACTCCCAGTATCTTAAACGTATTAAGTCTTTAGTATCTTCGTCAGCTTCAAATATAAGCTTATCTACACCTTTGACCACGTTGCGCAGCATTACATATCTATTATCGCTTAACTTCTTAACTGTTTCCCTTTCGATAGGATTTCCCGGTAAATTACTTTTGCCAGCTCCTATATTCTCCGGCTCGTGGTTTTCCATTAACTCATATCCACGCATCAGAAATTCTTTGCGGTATTCCTCTATATTCTTTATGTAGTCTTCAAGCTTCTTGATGTCATGCTTTTGAATAACTATCATAATGACCCTCCGTTTTTTAACTTATCTCTCAACACTTCAATTTCATATTCTTTCATCTCTATCTTGTGCTTTAACTCTTTTTGTTCTAGCATGCAGCCGAATACAAGTATTACTAACAATATAATAGCTATGACTAACCACATCATTCTATAAACACCTTCTTTATTTCATCCAAATCATACTGATCTGTTATTCTCGCATAGTCGTTTTGCGCAATATCCACCTCATCATTTGCAGTTAACCTATAATATATTTCTCTACCTATCCACTTACCTAATTCATATACTGCGACAGTAAACCATATCTTTAAAACATGTTTAATCATTATTCCCCTCCTCATACTTACGTCTCGCATCTTCTGCACTCTCCGCCTCCACAAGTGTGTATGTCTCGTTATCGTGCGGCTTAGTTACATCGACAAATGTTTCTTGCCCGTGTTTTATCTCTGTTATTAAAAATTGCGTCACTTCCTAAGCACCTCTTTTACTCTTTCATAAATATTTTTACTACACGTATCCTTTGTCTTTGTCTGCTGTTCCGTCTTGTCTTGCATGGTTTCTCTCCATTTTCTTTTTATATGCGTCAATGAGTTGGTCAATAGAATAGTATTTAATAGCAATCGCAAATGGTAAAAATAAATTAGCACCGTACCAACCGTTGTATAGTTCATTTATGTCTGACATAAATTCATCAACTACATCATTGTTATTGAAATCAATTTCAACATCATCTATATAATCGGTAAAATCTCCATCTTCTATATAATCTAAAATGTCTTCAATATCTGCGCATTGATTAGCTATACTCAACCCAAACGCCAACATATCCGCCAATTCATCTAACTGAACATCTAACGGCTTACCTGGTTTCTTCTTCCAGTTCTTAAAAGTTTCTAATGTGTTAAACCATTCAAAGAATTCAACCACATATGCAATTCTGCTATCCTGTAAATTAAGTGTTGGTATTCTACTGTCAAAGTCCTTTTGTATTTGTAATAGTTCTTCTAATTGATCTACTGTTAATTGATTAGTCATTATTGTTCCTCCTCCATTTTCATTTCATCAAAGCCTTTAGCTTTCTTATATACTTTGTCCACCTCTTGTAACAACTCTTCTGTATCATTCCCAGTAAACGCACTTGCACTTATGATTGCTTGCTCTATTTGTTCGCGTTTAATCTTTACCATTCTTTAACTCCCCCATTTTTCAAAAACTCTTTGCACGTACCAACGAGCTTTCGCGATATCTTCTTTACCGTTCTTATGCGTCGCTCTACTTAAATATTTGATTGCGTTACCTATGTCATAAGCCAAATTAGACGGGTAATGTGCTGTGACTTGTTCTATATAGTCTATAACCTCTATATCGCCGTAATTGTAATGCGACGGACTATTTACGTTATCCTCTGTCTTCTCTACAACTGTGAAATCATCATCATCAGTTATCATCACTGGTTCTGTTAAGTTACCTACTTTGACACGTGCAAATGTCTTAAACGTGTCTTGTCCTGTCATGTGCCCTTTTAGTAAAACTTCTCCCGGATAACTGTTATTGTCGCTATCTCTTCTGAACATGATATAGTCGCCAATGTTTAATTCTTTGATACTAGTCATATGTTTTAACCCCTTTGATCTCTGCCATATAGGTCAGTTTTTAGTTTTGCTAACAAGTTATTCTTACATAAGTGGTCGAACCACTCGCTTTTCACTTTATGTTGCTTTACTAACTCTTTGCTGCGTCTCTCTTTTTCTGCTCGCTGCTCTTTACGTTTCAACATCAACATACGTTCATGTCTACGCTCTGCTTGTTGTATTAAATACAACTGTCTTGAGGATAGCGAACCCTCATTTCTTTCATATATTTGCACCATTATTAGTTATCTCCCTCGAAAAAGTAGTGTCCTTTGCCGTAAATCAGTTCCGCGCCTCTCAAACCTTGTTTATATCGCTTTCTAACCGTGCTATCTGCCACGTCAAAGTATTTATATACGTCACATAGTCTGTAACGTTTGCCGTTTAGGTTAACCATTGGCATACGGCCTTTGACATTGATAACTGCTGTTGCTTCCGGCTGAAACGAATAAATGTGTTTTAATTCTACATCTTCATTTCGTTCAGTTTTCACATCAAAGTCGCCGTAGTGCTCAATTGCGTCCTGTAATTCTTCGATTAAATCTAACGCTTTCATTAAACTTCCTCCAAACTCATTATGACTTTTGCTTGTTCTGCAAATTTTTTTAAACTGTGTATTTCCACAATTTGATTATCGTCTTTCCATAAATGACTATTAGCAGCGTCTAATACCGTTTTAATCAAATTGTCTATATCTGGCTTAGTGTGCTTATACTGTCCTATTGCTGTTGTTTTTTTCTTTTTGCTCCAACTTTTAGGAGGTTCAAAACAAAATAATAGAGATACTTTTAATTTACTTTCTATCATCAATTTAGGCATTTGCTCTTTTATATACTCTTTATGCTTTGTATAAGCTGCCGGCATGTATGTTTGAACAAATTTACCTGATTTACGAAAACGTGGACGAGGCGAGCCAATAGGTGCCTCAAACACGTCGTTAAATTTAATTTCTAATTGCATGTCCCACCTCAAAATAAGTAATCATCAATTGTAGTCTGTTGCTGTAATTCGTCTTTTCTAAATAATTTATATTTACGTTTTATCTTCGCTAATTCGTCTTTAGTTACATATTCTTTAAATTTATTTTTTTGCATTCCACCCAAATTTGCCAAATAAAATGTGCCATCATCTCTTGGCAGTACTCTCAACATCTTCCAACCGTCGCTCTCGTACAAGTTATACGCTTTCGGTTGATTTTCTCTAATCCCCATACTTATCAACCTCTTTTATCAGTTTGTTCCAATTCATCTCGTTAAAAATTTTATCCATAGATTTTTTATCGTCATCGAAAGGCGACAGCTCTCTTTTTTCTAACAACCTTTTGATAGCAAAACCCATTTCTAAAATATCTGACCTTGCTGGTTCTAGGTTTTTACAATCGTTTCTGTACAAATCGCCTAATCGTTTCTGTAATTCAATAATTGTCATGTGAAGAACCTTTGTGTCTTTTTATAGTATTCAAACTCAACAATTCCAGTTTCGCCGTCTTTGTTTTTTGCGATATTACATTCAACGATTGATTTCCCTGATATATCAACCTCGTCATGGTTATAATAATCATCTCTATACAACAGCATCGCTAAACTAGCGTCTGCTTCAATGCCGCCTGCTTCTTTCATATCGGACAACATCGGCCTTTTGTCGTTTCGACTTTCAACACCCCTGCTCAATTGCGATAACAAGATGATAATTGCGCCTGTTTCGTTCGCTATAACCTTTAAATCTCGAGATATCTTTTCAATACCGTTTCTACGGTCTAATTTGCTATCTGTTTGCATCAATTGTAGATAATCGATAAATATTACCTGTTGGGTCTCTTTGTTCTTTAAAGCCTGTTTACGTACGTCGTGCACTGTGATGTTACTTTTATCGTGTATATCGATATCTAACTTTATGAATTTATCTGCAGCATCAGTCAATCTTGTTAATTCGTCGGGCTCTAGATCTTTAATTTCTTTTATTCTAGTAAGCTCTATCCCTGTTTCTGCAGACAACATACGCTTTAATACAGATACACCTGTGGTCTCCAAACTAAAGAACGATGTTTTATAACCTTGAGACGCAATATTAAGCATCATATTAAGCGCAAATCCTGTTTTGCCTACTGAAGGTCTAGCGGCTATTACAACGAGCTGTGTAGGCTCTAAACCGCCTATTTTGTAATCCATTAATTTATAACCTGTATGAATTTGTTGTTTCGGTTCTTCGCTGTACAATTCTTCGATGAAATTATCTACGATTTGTTTAGTACCACTTTCGTCATTCGCGCTTATCAAGCTCACTTTTTGTAGTTTGTTCAACATTTCCTCAAAGTTGTTAATGTTTGGGTTTGTATTAAATTCACTAAGCACTTCTTGTGTTTTGTCAATTTGATAAAGATTTAATAAATCTTGTTGGTATCTTTCAAAAAGTCCATAACCTATAAAATCCGAGTTATACAAGTATTGGATTGTTTGAAAGTCCAAAAACTCTTTATCTTTAGTTGTTTTTAAATAAATTTCGTTATGGTCGACTTTCCCAATTTCTAAAACGTAATCTATAAAGCCGCGCAGTTTTTCATTTTTAAACATTTCAGACTTAACACGCAACTTCTCGAGTAATTCTGGTTTTTTAAGCAAGCTCGCGATGATAGTACTTTCTATCTCATATCTTTCATTCATCGCTTCCCACCTCAAATTCACGTAATTTCTTCTTGAAGTCGTCCAACACTTTTTTTCTTTTAGCTCGATATTCTGGATCGTTCTTCATTCTCCAGCGATGCTTAGCTGTTTTTTCGTCTATAGGCTGTTCTTTAACAACCTTTACTTTTTTACGCATGATATTAGGTATACTTGGAGGATATGGTTTTAAATCATTGATATATTGCATAACCGCTTTAACAGTCGGTTCATAGTCTCCATTCTCACTCAATATATTGACCCATGTTTCTAATTTTGATCTGTCAAAATCTAAGTTATAGACTTGCCTAATTGTTTTGATAACATCTAAGGCTTGCTGTTTAGTCATAGGCATTAACTTTCATCTCCCAGCTCTTTTTCCATTTGAGCAATCAAATCATCTGCAGCAGATTTTTTGTTTTTAGGTTTAATCTTATTTTCAGCATCTTCTTTAGTCTTAACGTTTTCTTTAGCCCAGTTGTTTAATACTTTGATCAGATAACCCGCATGGCAACCTTTATCTTTTGTATAGTCAGTAGCTACCTCAACAACTTCATCTGCATACTTTCCGATATCATCAATTGCATAGCCTATTTGTTGCATTTGGTTGGGTGTTAAGTTTTTATCAAGATTATTCATAATATAGTTAATTGAATTTTTAAAGACGTCTTCTTTATCTATTTCTTTATCTTCTTCTAGTTCTTTATCTTCTTCTTTATCTGTTGCGTGACTGTCACGTGACTTCACGTGACTATCTAATAATTTTTGTTTATTTCTTTGTTTTCTCTTACGTAAACGGTTCTGCTCTCTTATTTTTTCTAAACCTTCAATATTTTGATGCTTTTCTCAATTAGTTACTTTAAAGACACCGTTCACATCTTCGATCATTCCTAATGTTTTGAACGTTTGCAGTGCTAATCTTATTGAGTTGATAGGTCTATTAAACTCATTTGCCAACATTTCTTCGTTATATGGCAAATTTTCAGATAGCATAATGTAACCTTGCTCGTTGTATTTGCCGGCTAATGTTAGTAGTTTGACCCACAATGTGATAATTGTGTCTCTTTCGGGCAAAGCTTCTATATACTTAATTTTGCTATCGTCGAACATTCCGACTTTCAATTTAATCCATGATACTTCAGCCATTAGTTTCTCCTTTCAACATTTTATTTAGTCGTTCGTCTTGAGTGATATAATTCTTAATTTTGGGCATCTAATCAGTCCTAAAATGGTAAATCTTCGTCACTAATATCAATTGGACCATTCGCGTTTTGCATACCGTTAGAAAATGGGTTGTTATCACTTTGCGCTTGTCCACTTTGTTGTGGTTGGTTGTTTGATTGCGCATTGCTATTCTTACGCTCTACAAACGTAACTTGGTTGACTGCTACATCAGTTGTGTATACACGTTGTCCGTCTTTTTCGTAGCTACCTGTTTGAATTGATCCAGTTACTCCAATTTTGTTACCTTTTTTAAAGTTGTTAGCGATAATTTCTGCTGTTTTACCAAAAGCAACACAAGTGATGAAGTCTGTTTCATACTCGTCTGTTTGCTTGTTTTTAAATGGTCGTTGTACTGCAATTCTAAAGTTAGCTACGTTGTTTTTTTGTCCTCTTAATTCTGGGTCTGCTACCAAATTACCTAATAAATTTACTGTGTTCATTGTTCATTCTCCTTATATTTTTTAGCCATAGTTTGAATTTTATTAATTGTGTTTGCTGCTTGTTGTTCTGTCATAGACGCATATTCTTGTATTCCGAATGTTTTTTCGGCTTGTTGCTGTGTGACTTCTTTTCCTAGCGACTTCATTAAAGCTACAAACTGATATACTTCTTGTTTTAAAACGCCTATTGTATTGCTACTAGCTTTGTTGTATTTTTCTTGTTTTTGTTTTGCGTCTGCGTCGTCTTCATCAGTTGGAATGTTGAAGAATTTCATTAAGAAATAACGTTCTGCGTATGTCAGTGCTGTTCCATGTGCCTTTGATACATCATCTTGTTGGCCTACAGAATAGAAACTTACTTCAAGTTGTTCTTCTGGCTTATCTGCATTAATCCATAAATAAGTTAATTTCATTTCTACAACAAATTCCGATGTAGTGACTTCGCGTGAAGCTTTTTTGTTAAATCTAGTTACTTCAATTTGCTTATAATTTTCATCTGATGTTTTTGGTACTAGAAGTAAATTATGCTCAATCATCTTGTTCCTAATTCTGTGTAACACTTGAGAACCACTAACATATGAGTAGTTGTAACCTTTCGTATCTTTGGTAAATCCGTCAATATTGGCTTTAACGTCTGCTATTTTTTGATATAAATTAAGTTGTTCAGTCATTTATCTCACCCTTAAACTTCTACTTTGTTTTAGTTCTACTCCTTTGAGTTCTAAACCGTCTTTTATAGCTTTCAACAACTCTTTTTTGTCTAGTTTAGGTTGCTGTTCGATGTAGTATTGTTTAGGAATTAAACTTTCATCTTTGACATCTAAACTAGGTTGGTTTTTAGCTATGCTATAGCTATTCAATGCTGTCTTAAACTTCTCTTTTCCTGTCTGCTCCATAACTTCTTGTAAACTTTCTTTTAAACGTTTGACACCGTTTTGGTTAGAAGTTTTACGTTGTCTTAAACGTTTTATTTCTTCGTCTATAGCATTGTTATCTGCTTCTAAAGACTTAATAACCGCTACATATCCATCTGCTTTATCTTCGATAGCATCGTTAATACTCGCTAATGTATCTTTTAAAATCAGTTCGTTTTCTTGTTCAGAAATTAGGTTATAAATTTGTTGATAATTTGTTGATAACTCGAATAAATTACTCAACTTGACGACCTCCGTTTCTTTTCGTATATTTAAATTAGTTATATTTCTTAAATGTTTTTCTTTTACTGTTACTTGTTGGCGCAAGTAGCAGTTTTTTTATCGAAAAAATGGTGTTCATAGAACCAGTAAGCTACTATCGCTATTGCTGCGCTTACGACTAATCCTGTTGTGAAGTAAATTTCAAAAATGACCATTGTTATAATTGAAATAAGTATGAATGTGATTAAAGCGATTGTTAGACTTTTCATTTCAATCCTTCCTTTTCTAGTATTTTTTTACCAACGCGCTCATACATAAAAGTGGCCCAGTAATCAATCATTTCTTGACTCATGTTTTTGCTCCATTTCTATAATTTTTTGTATATATCCTCGCTCAAGTGCGAAATCGAATAACATTTGTTGAATATGTGGTGGCATTACTACCATTCCTTTCGTGTATAATTTAGTTATCTCCTAGTGAAAGGAGGTGGATAATTATGAATAATATAAATCTCACTCAACGACAGTTAGATTTAATAAAGAAAAATCAAGCTATCTTGTCTAAATTGCCTATTGAGACTTACGCTAAAGTAGTGAATACTATGAATGATCTTAGAATCAACCAATCGAAATTATCTGATTGGGCTTCCTATATGCATCAAGTAACTAAGAATCATCCAATGTTCAAATCTAATTTATTTTCTGAAAAAATTCTTGATGAATTCATAAGTTCTAACAGCTTTCCGGAGGATGAAGTCCGCAAAGTTAGCACTCATTTGAGAAAGTCTTTTGTCGATACTGTCGATGTCCCTGTTCTTGGTAAAACCGTCGATTCTGCCCATCCAATAGATGACGTAGATACAGAGAAATACAATAATGTATTCAATGAATCGCTCAATCATATTTTTATTTCTCCTTCTGCAAAATTTGTAAAAAAGGTTTCTGTCGGTTCTGCTATCGGAGTAATACCTCCGATTATGGTTAGAACGATACTTGACCAATATGTGAACTACTTTATGCTTTTTAATGTAATAGCAACTCTTTTAACACTTTACGTAATTGGTAATCACTTAGATGATGAGAACTCAAACGATGATTAGTTATCTGATTTATCGATTAATCTTTTTAAGCAACTCTGCAACTGTTTAAGATGTTTGTTTTTCTCCTAAAAACTTATTAACAAAGTATTGTTGTCCTTTGCCTGTTACTTTTGGCGTCTTACTAATTGATGTGTGACCATCTGAATGTGTAATTGATGTTTCCTTAATTTCGAATAACTCACGTTCCATTGAATACTGTGTAGGCATGTTATAATCCACACCCTTGCGTTTAATAAGGAATCCGTTTTGACGTAACCACTCAAACAATCTGCGTTGCCCGATGTTTACACCGTTTTGTTTAATGATCTTCGCTAACTCTCCAACTAAAATTGATGTCTTAGTAGTAGCTACTGCATCTGCAAATACAATTTTTGGTTTATCACGTTCAATCTTTGTTTCTAATTGATTGATTGTGTTGTTAGCAATTTTTAAAGCACGTTGCATAATCATTTCTGGGCTGTTCCATGCTTTTTCCACTTGGATGAAGTATTGTCTTGCACGTTTACCTGGTTCACTACGTTGAATCATCGCGATTTCTTTTGCAGTGTCTAATGTTAGTGCGTGGTCAGTTTGGTTTTGTCGACCACCTAATGGGTTATGGACAAAAATGTCCGTAACTGCATAATCGATATTTTCTTCAAATCCGTAATCACTCATTCTTTCAAACCATTTCTTGTATGGTGTCTTAACTTCTAATGCTTGATGAAGTTCTCGACCACTGATTGCGATTTCTCCGTTTTCTTTTTCTTGAATATTGAACATCTCTCCAATATTCGGTTTAGTTTGTAAATCTTGCATATTGTTTATGTTCCTTTCGTGTATAATTTGGTTATCGCTACTGCGATGGTGGGTGGTGATAAGATTGAAAGCTAACTATAACTTTAGTATCAATGTTAGAAATGCCGGTAAGTTTGAAGAAACACCATGTGATTTTGTAGATGGTAGCAAAGGTGTTCGATTAGCTTACGAAAATGGTTTGGTCGTAACAATCCAAGTTGACGGCAATAATATTGATATACGTTCAAGTCACCGATTAATTTTGGTTGATGAAAACCCTTTAACTTTTGATGTTGATATGAATATAAAAAATCCTAAATAATTTTTTTACCATCAACAGTTAATGACAATGTATTTTTATTTTGGAGATGTAAGAGGTCTATTGTCGTTAGCAATTCCTCTTCGCTCCATTTTTCTTTTTCTGCTAATTCGAAAATTTTGATCGCTATCTCATGTAACTTTTTTAAATCTTGCATTTGTCTTCCTCCTTATTAAGTCGAAACTTTCTTTTTACGTAAGTCTTTGTTAAAAAAAATATCTCTTCCTTCTTGAGGTGTTAAATCTAACGCGAAATAAATTCCATTTATTACCGGATATGAAGGTTTAGTTCTTCCATGTATCATATTCGATAATGTATCTCTGTTAACACCTATTTCTTCAGAAAGAGTTTTGATGTTGTGTCCTTTTAAAGCCATTTTTGATTTTAAAAGTTTAGTGTCGATAAACATTTCGTTTCACCACCTTTCGTATTACGTAAGTAATCTTATCACGGCTGTACAAAATAGGTCAAGCATTTTACGAAAGTTTTTAAGAAAATTATTGCAAATGACGAAAGTTTTCCTTATAATATAGTTATCAAGTAAAAGGAGCTGTATTACGATGTGCTTTTCAAAAAGAATGAAACAATCAAGAGAAAAACAAGGTATGACTTTAGCTGAACTAGGAAGAAAAATCGGTAAAACTGAAGCTACTGTACAACGTTATGAAAGTGGAAATATCAAAAATCTTAAAAACGATACTATCGAAAGCATAGCTACGGCATTAAATGTTAACCCTGCATTTTTGATGGGTTGGATAGAAGAAACTGATGAACAACCACAACATCGTGCAGCACATCTTGAAGGGGAATTAACAGATGAAGAATGGCAACGCGTTCTAGATTATGCAGATTATATAAGAAGCAAACGTAAATAAAGGGTGTTTTTATGGGGTTATATGAAAAAATTTTAATAGAGCATGACTATATAGAAGTTAGAGAAACAGATGTTATGCCTAATGACTTACACGGTTTATGGTTAGGTGATTTAATTCTAATTAAACGCAACCTACCCGAAACGCGCAAAGCCGAAGTTCTCTACGAAGAATTAGCACATCATAAACTTACATATGGGAATATCTTAGGCCAGTCTAAATGGATTAACCGTAAATTCGAAAACTACGCTAAACGTCACGGATACGAGGCAGCACTGCCTTTGCGTATTATCGTTGAGGCACATCATTACGGTGTAAGTAACTTATACGAACTAGCACAGTATGTTCAATTAAGTGAAGAACATGTATTAGAAATATTGGAACATTACAAACAGAAACATGGTATTGGAACTCACTACGGCGATTACTCAATTACGTTTGAGCCGTTGAGAGTGTACAAATTGCATAGATTTGATTAACCCCGTCCTAGTGGCGCTTTGATATAAATATATTTAAGGAGGACAAAATGGCGAAACAAAACGATGGTTGTACTAATTTTTATACATGCTTATTAGCTATTCCTGGAATGGGGATAGGCTGTTTAGGATTTATATTTGCAATTATGATAATTTGGGAAATTTTGAAGTGGATAGTTACGTCAATATTTTAAAATTCATCAATGTGGTACTCGCTTTGTGTGTATCACATTCTACTACAGGTATTACTCTATTACATTTGAGCCGTTGAGAGTATTTAGGTTGTATGAGGTGTATTGAATTTATCTATTTTAAGGAGACAATGATTGATAATTTTAAATTGCAAAATAAAATCAAATGAAATTGTTTACGAAGTTAAAACGAATAAAAATAATTACTTCACCTATTCTTTACCTAAAGATATTACATCTTATAAAGTAAGAAAGGTGCTTAAAATTATTGAGAGTAAAGTAGATGAAGACGAAGATTATTTAAGCAAAGGAGGTTGAGGGATGGAAGACCCTCGCTATTGTCCATTTTTTAAATTGACTAATAAAGAAAAACCATATATAATGCAAGTATGAAATAGTTGTTCTGTGAAACGACTCAAGAAACCTCTCATGCTTGCATGAGGGGTTTTTTCGTTGTAGGAGAGAATTCTATTGAAAGATATAAATGCCATAAAAACTTATTTAAAGCTTTCCCCAGAATCAAAACCTTATTTAAGTTGTAAAGAGCAAATAATTTTATTAAAAGACAGAGGCTTAATTATTGATGATGAAAAATTTGCATTAATGCAGTTGGAAACAATTTCCTATTATTCATTAATCAATGCTTATTCACACTTTTTCAAACAAAAAAATAATGAATTCTTTGTAAACGGTACACATTTCAGAGATTTGTTTCATTGTTATCAAAATGACATGAGGTTAAAAAATTTATATTTTAAGTATTTGATCTTGATTGAACAATCTTTAAAAAATAATGTTGCTGCAGTAGTAGCTAAAAACTTTGGAGTAAACGAACCTAAAACAAAAAGTAAAAATAACCCAAAACATTTCGATAGAAAATACAGTTATCTAGATACTTACTATTATGACCCCCATAAAAGTAAAAGAGCTGGAGTATTAGATGACATTAGTAAATCTCTAAATTGGAATAAAGTGGAGTCAATTAATCATTATAAGAAAAAACATAACCATGTACCACCATGGATAATCATATTGCCTCACAATTTCGGTTTAACAATTAAATGGTTAAGTATTCTAAAGAAAAGTCATAAAATTGAAGTATTAAAAAGTATTTCTAATATAACTGTTAACGAAAAAGATTTATCAAGCATAGGAGTAGACTCATTAAATTTATTAAGAGAATTCAGAAATAGAATAGCGCATGGTCATAGATTTTATTCATTTAAATCTGAATACCAATTATCTCTAGCACATTTCAATAATATAATTGGGTACGAATTACTTTTAAAAAAAGACTATTCTAAAGACATTGGACGAAATGATTTGTATGCGTTAACGTTAATAATTCTTTTGTTTACTAGAAACAAACCAACTAGAGATAATTTGATTGAGGAATTATTTAAATTATACGGTGAAATGGATCAATATAACAAAATAAATTTACTAGAATCAATTGGCTTTACTTACAATTTAATTCGAAAACTTTCTTTTTTTAATGAAAATTATCTTTAGAATTTTAGCAATAGATTTCAGGGTACCTAGTACCCTTATTATTTTTTACTTTTTTAGGAGATGAAACAATGAAAGTAGCGATTTACACAAGAGTAAGTACATTAGAGCAAAGAGAAAAAGGCCATTCTATAGACGAACAAGAACGTAAATTGCGTTCATTTTGCGATATAAACGATTGGACAGTTAAAGACGTTTATGTAGATGCTGGATTTTCGGGAGCTAAAAGAGATAGACCGGAATTGACGCGTTTGTTAGATGATATAAGCGAATTTGATTTGGTATTAGTTTATAAGTTAGATAGATTGACACGTTCAGTGCGCGACCTTTTGGACTTGTTGGAAGTATTCGAGAATAACAATGTTGCTTTTAGAAGCGCTACTGAGGTATACGACACAACAACAGCAATAGGTCGGCTGTTTGTAACGTTAGTCGGCGCTATGGCCGAGTGGGAGCGTGAGACAATTAGAGAGCGCTCTTTAATGGGAAAACGTGCAGCAATTAAAAAAGGTATGATATTAACAGCTCCCCCATTCTACTATGATCGCGTAAACAACACTTATATACCTAATCAGTACAAAGATGTTGTGTTAGATGTTTATAACAAAGTTAAAAAAGGTTATAGCATTGCACATATAGCACGTTTATACAACAATTCAGATGTAAAGCCGCCAAATGGTAATGAAGAATGGACTACACGCATGTTGATGCACGCACTTAGAAACCCGGTCACACGCGGCCATTATCAGTGGGGAGAAATCTATATCGAAGATAGTCACGAGCCTATCATAACAGATGAAATGTACAACACAATAATAGATAGATTAGACAAGCACACGAATACTAAAGTAGTAGCGCATACATCTGTTTTTAGAGGTAAGTTAATTTGTCCTAATTGTGGTTACGCTCTAACGTTAAATTCACAAAAAAGAAAGCGTAAAAATGATACTATTGTTTATAAAACGTATTACTGTAACAACTGCAAAATTACAAAAGGAATGAAACCACATCATATTACAGAAACAGAAACATTACGTGTTTTTAAAGATCACTTATCTAAAATAGATTTAAAACAATATGAGACACAAGAAAAAGAAAAGCAATCACATGTAACTATCGATTTGTCTAAAGTTATGGAACAACGGAAAAGATATCATAAGTTGTATGCTAGTGGTATGATGCAAGAAAATGAGTTATTCGAATTAATAAAAGAAACCGACGAAATGATAGAAGAATACGAAAAACAAAGAAAGCAAGTTGATGTAAAAGAATTTGATATTTGTAAAATTAAAGAGATTAAGGATGTGCTTTTGAAGTCTTGGGATATATTCACATTAGAAGATAAAGCAGACTTTATACAAATGTCTATAAAAGCTATTAATATAGAGTACACTAAGTTAAAACGTGGCAAATCTAGCAATTCGATGAAGATTAAAGATATTGAATTCTATTAATTTTTGTACGGAAGTAGATACTATCTTTCAACATTGGTTGTATTCCTACAAAGACACTCATTCATGATGGACTTCATAACCGTTCATTTGCTGATGCTTTTGCAAGAAAAAATGAAGTCGTATCAGCATTAAATAAGAAAAATTATGGAAATTTAGCAAATGATACGCATATTGATGTTTTGGACTATAAAGCTACGTTCAAATCTAATACTGAAGTTAATTTAATTAATGCTCAAGGACAAGTTGAGCGTACCATTAGTGCAACAGATATTGTTATTAACACAGGTGCAAAAGCGCGTATTCCGAATATTAAAGGTGTAGATCGTGCCACGCGATTATATGACTCTACTGGCATTCAAAATCTCGCTACGCAACCTCAACAGTTAGTCATTGTTGGCGGTGGATACATCGCACTTGAATTTGCTTCACTATTCGCTAACTTAGGAACACATGTCTCTGTGCTTGAATCTAGTCAAACACTCATCCCAAATGAAGATCGTGAAATTGCTGAACTTATCATCCATGATTTAGAAAATAAAGGCGTCGAGATTCATACCGATGTTGAAACATTTGAATTTATTGATAGTAATGATCATACAATAGTGAAAACATCTCAAGGAGATTTTGTAGCTGATGCCGTTCTTCTAGCTACTGGCCGTATTCCGAATACAGATTTAACCCTTGAAAATACAGATATTGAATTAGAAGAACATGGTGCTATCAAAGTGAATCCACATCTACAAACTACAGTACCGCATATATATGCTGCTGGAGATGTAAAGGGTGGACTACAATTTACGTATATTTCTCTAGATGACTTTAGAATATTGAAAGCTAAACTATTTGGTAATAAGGATAGAACAACAGAAAATCGTGGACAAATTCCTTATACCGTATTTATTGATCCGCCACTATCTCGAGTTGGTTTAACTGCTGCTCAAGCAGAGGCACGTCATTATAACTATTTGGAAAACAAGCTAGCCGTTAATAACATTCCTCGTCATAAAATTAATAATGATCCTCGCGGCTTGTTTAAAGTAGTCATTAATAAGGACACAAATGAAATTTTAGGCGCAACGTTATACGGTAAGGAATCTGAAGAAATGATTAACCTTATTAAATTAGCTATGGATCAACACATACCTTATCAAGTATTAAGAGATAATATTTATACTCATCCAACAATGACAGAAGCATTCAATGATTTATTTAATTTATAA